CACTTTACAAACTCATCTATTTCATGCTGAGTGAAGGCGTGCTGATAATCTTCTTTTGGTAGGTTTGGGTTATTATTATAACCTTTACTCACTTTGGTTCTTTTCTTCCTTTAGTTTCTTTAGAAGGTCTGCTGTTGATCCAACAAATACTGCTCGTTCAACATTGACATTTGTGGATTCAACCTTCTTTTCACCTTTCAGTTCTTTTTGCTTCTTCTGAAGATCATACAAGTCTTTAGTTGTGTCTGCGATAGTTCTCATCATTGTAGAGAGAACTTCATAAGCGCGCGGAGACTCAGATTCCTTAGCAAGGTCAGTAAGACTTTCCATTGCTTGATTGCCTTTGTTAATCAAATCACGGAAAGTTCTGCGTGATAAGTTATAGTCAGCATCGGCATCCGAATCTTCGTGAGGGGTATTTATGACTTCAGGTACCTTAGGTGCTGGAGGAATGATTTCAACCTCATGTTCAATACCCAAAGCATCACTTAACGATTTTTCTGTCTTACTCATTGTGTATCAGGCCATTCTGTGATTGTTGTAGTATAACCATAATCATCATCTGGGTTAGCATTGATTGGATCAGGTTCGATAGTTACTGTTGCCAACTTGAGAGGCGATACCTCAAAACTTGCCAAGTTATAAGCAGCATTAGATGATACTGCTTTGATTGTATTGTCTACCTTGAATTGACCTTGAACACCTGCAAGAGTTAACTTACCGGTAGTGGAGTTCCATGCAGTCACAACACCGTATGCTGAGGCAGTATCATAGTTACTACCCTGATAAGCAATATCGTCTACCTTATAATCACCTGCATTACCCTGATCAACATTGACGCGAGTGATGTAACCAGAACGAAGTGATGGATCGTTGTTGATATTTGCGATAACCTTGCGGATGATCTTTGGTTGTGAGATAGGACCGTAGTAGTACGCCTTCATTGTAAATGAAAGAGTCCATGATACATATCTAACAGCGTCGAAGTTACCTTCGTGTTCGATTTCACTGGTAACGGAATTTAGAATGATTGGAACGTCTTTCAAGAATCCAAGTTCTGGAATAACGTCTACAGTCACAGTGTAATCTGGAGTAAAGTATGGAAGAATCTGCTCAACAATATGAGTACCATCGTCTACGTTACGAGCATAGATTTGAAGATCAAAGTTAAGATCATATGGCACACCCATGTAGTTTGATGCTACAGTTGAGTTAGTATTTGCTTTTGCTTGACGCAGCATAGAGTTCTGCTTACGTGCCGGATCATAACTGAATCCTGTCAATTCGAAAGACATACGAGGCAAGATTACCTGCACTGGTCTGTTTAGATCAGGGTCAGAACGTAGACGAGCAAAATACTTTTCTTTAGGTGCATAAACAATAGGCACCTTGAAACGTTCAATCTCAGTGTTTGTATCTCTGTTTATTCTCTTGACAGTAATGTTATTGAACATATTGCCAAAGAGAATAACATACTTACGTGTTAGTTTGTAGTAAAAGTAATTATTACTCAGCATTATGGTACACCAAATGGATTGATTTCAGATAGATCGATAAACTCATCTGCCTCTGTCTGAATCTTTCTGTTGTCGAATTCATCATACTCAACGTGATCCTTGAGTTCGTCGTAGTTGATTAGATTCTTGGTTGTTCCAGAATCGACACCAGTTACATTAACGTTATTGGTAAATGCACCCTTGATATTGTAGATTTCCAATACCTTGGTTTGTGGATCCCAACCAGCAACTTTGGCAACTGCCAAGGCGCTTTCAACGTTAGCACCTTGATAAACAGTTTCGCCAATATGGAAGTTGTTTGCACCTGAAGACATATTCAAGTGAATTGTGTAAGAAATAAGTTTGTCCAAATCATCAATCTCTTCAACGCCAGTATCGATATCTTCTTGTGAGAAGCGGAAGACTTCGCAACGCAACTCGTAGATATATGGGTTTCTCTTACCAAGTGAGAAGAATAGAAGTTCTTCTTCTACGAACTTGATTTCAAATATCTTGTTTAGCACAGGAACGAAGATCAGGTCACCTTCTCTAGGTCTCTGTGCAATTGTGCTTGGAATGTACTTTTCAAATGATCTGCGAGATACAACAAAGTTAGATGTATCTCTGATTTCAAGACCAAACTTGGAGAAGAAGTCACCATCACCTTCGTAACCTTCGACGTTAGCGAGGTACATTTCAACAGTATATGCTCTGCGAAAACGTGCTTCTGGACTTTCACCAATGATTTCATCTGTGCTATCGTATGCTTCTCTTGGCATGTACTGCACATCATGACCCATGATCTTGATTGATTCAACAATAACATCTTCAAACAAACGCTGTTCGTTGATTACCGCAGGTGAGAAGTTATTAAAGTATACTGACGTTGCCATTGCTTATCCAATCAAGAACTGTGGTGGTTCTTCGTAAGTATCTCTAATCAGTGCTTCGATTTCCGTAATCTCTTGAACCGCTTCTTCATAAATCTGCTGACCGTTTAACATGATACCGCCCGGCAACTGCATACCACCAAACTTCTTCATGTTATTGCCCCATTGCTTCTTTATGTAAGCAGTAGCAAGTTTCTTCAACATGCGGTCGTTGTAAATCTTTGTGTAAGTTTCTGGGTCAATGATAATGAACCCTTCTATGACAATAAACTGACCGGCAGTAACTTTGTCCCAAGACATATCAATATAAAGTTTATTTGTATGACGGTTGAATCGAACAGGTTGCTCACCGTTGAATGTCATATCCAACAGACGAAGATGTTGCTGCATTTGAGTGAAGTAAACAATAGAACCAGTTGTGAGCAATGACATATCATTCAGACGCATCTGGTATTGTAGATCGAACATATTACGAACCGAAGAAGATGCACCAAGATTAAAAATTCTTGTCACACCAATTATGTTGTCTGGTATCGAAATGTACTTATTGGTAATGTCGCTTTCCGTAATTTGATATGGTAGGTACCAACGTTCTACACCATCGAAGTGGAACTGCTGAATGTATTGGAATGCTTCATCAATACGATCTTCAACTTGGTCATCATCAACGTTGATTTCGATAACAGGATGTCCCAACTGGCGCAAGCACCAATCTTTAAACTGCTCTCTGGTTGCTGGATTCGACATAGTTATACCCTCTTTATAGAGGTATTTATGTTACTTTATACCGCATCGAAGAAGAACATATGCCACAGACGAGCATCTTCCATATCAAAACCAAAGTATTCATTGGCAGCGTGTATACAACCAGCATCAAAAATGACTAGTCGGTTGAAAAGATTACCAAACTGGTCGACTTTTTCGTATGGTGTAGCATCCAAGAACGTCTTGTAAGTGAATGCATCACGAATGTTTGGGTCGGTTTTGTGGAAAATCTTAGTTGCTCGGTGTCTGAAAGTAGACGTTCCGCATGAACTTGGTGCATCAGGAGTCAAGTAAATCATTGCAGCATAGTCTTGGTCATCACAATGATAAACAATAGGTTCGCCAGCGATGTTAAGTTGGAAACGGCCATTCATGCCGTGTTCTTCCCACTTGGTAATACGCTTACCCATAATGCTTTCAAATGTCTCTTTCAGACCGGGGAACAAGAATTGCTGATAAGTTCTACGGCCGATGAACCCACGACCGATACCACCTTCCAAGTATTCTTGTTGCTTTGCGAAGTTTCGAACTGACATAGGATCAGTATAGAAGTTATCTACAACGAATGCTCTCTTGGCAAAACTAGAGTTGATTGAAAACATACTGACCTTTTCTCGTCTCACATAAACTTCGTTGCAACCTAAAGTATGATTCTTGGTATACCCCTTTCTGTTTAGGGTATCTTCATACTCAGGTTTATTCTCTAGATTTTCAACAACAATGATCTTTGGTTGATACTTTTCGGCATCAAATCCTGCAAGTACTTCCAATTCCCATCCTTCAACGTCGATTGAAAGAACATCGATCTTATCAATTTGCAACTGTTCAAGTAAGGTATTAAGTTTGATCTTCTGAACGATGATTGTCTCTTGTGTATTATGTGCTGGCAGACCCTGATAGCGAATACCAAGAGACGAGAAACTTGTGCCATCATTCTCAGGAGTAAGGTAATGATCGTTGTTATAGTTGATCGTGAATGGAACTTCACCTTCGTCAAAAGAACATGCGTATGGATAGACTTCGCTACCAACTGCACGATGTTGTTCAACAAACTTAGGATTGGGTTCGACACAAATAGAGCGCCAACCAGAATCTCTGAAGTGCTTAGACATACTCAAAGATTCTGGTGGACCTGCTCCTACTTCCACAACAATACCTTTATAGTTATAGTCGGGGAAGAATGTGTCTCTTACATACTTGTCTGTCTTATACCACTCAAAGAAGTTTTTTTTTGAGTTAAAGAAGTACTCTCGAATATCTGTTTTGCCATCCTTAACGTCAAGCATTTGTTCAAGAACAGCAGGGTTGACTAGATCAGGGTGTACCCACCAATCTTCAAAGTTACAAACACCATCAGGGGAGATATCGTTGACAACTAGAACGTAACCTTTAGAACGCAAGAACTCACGCGACTTATCACGATATATGCGTGTAACGTCTGCATAATAGTCATGCTCATATGTGATAACAGCAAACTTTACCTTATCGAAAGGTAATTTGGTCATACAGTCATAAGTGTTTCTTGCTGGTTCGATATCCAACTGAAGATAATCGATTACAGTTGCGTCAGGATAGTTATCCTTGATAAACATATTGTAATCAATAGTCAATGCATCTACGTTATATACCTTTGCTTTACGCTGTGCTTTGTAAGAATCTGCCAGACCCTTATCATATTCAACTGTTGCGCCTGTCCAACCAAACTCAGTTTCAAGCAATGCCGAGTTGTTGCCCCACCAAGGATCACCACCACCGATTTCCATAAATGTGCCTTCACGTTTACCATTGAGCATAGAAAGCACAAACATATCTTGCATAACTTGTGAATGGTTCTTCTTGATTCTATCTGAACCAGCAAAGTTGAATCTAAGTTGATCATGTTTACTATTGTCATAGTGAACGAATGCATGTTCTTTAGGACCAGAACCTAGATTGAGAATATTACGTTCTACACATGCTTTATGTGTAGAATCCATTTCATTCCAATGATTGTTTACTAGGTCTTGTAGTAACTTACGTGATTCCATACCACGACCACGATGCCATGCTGCAATTGCTTTCTGGAAGATCAGTGACCACTTACCCTGATATCCAGCAATGTCCATTGGTTCAACATCAGCAAATGTCAAACCAATTTCTGCTGTCGTATAACTTTCAAAGAACTGACGTTCCCACTCCAACTTACGTGCAAGAAAGTAGTATGCTTCTGGTCGATTTGGAATAAGCGAGATAGCAGAGTTGTACATCGCCTTGACAGTGTAATTACGATTACCTTGCTTTTCAAAGCAATGGCCAATACGAATGAGACTGTCATATGCGCGAATCTTGTCATCTGTGCGTTCGGCACATCTTAGATAGAAGGAAATTGCTGCGCCAGTCTGACCTTGATCGTCATACATACGCGCGAGAGTGTAGTTAATAACTGGGTCTTCTGTGTTCTGTATATAAGTCTTCAAAACATCTTCAAGCATTCATAAATTCCTTCACAACTTTCTGTGGGCAACGTAGTACATAAGCAGCATTATCTTGGAAACCAAAAGTAACTAATAGATCATTACCTTGAGTAGCAAGACCGCAAGCAAATTCAATCTTTGCATTCATGAAAGAGAATGCTTCAGATTTGCGAACAGGTATCCAATCTCTTGTCCATTGAATAAAGCGATGACGATAAGTAGCATTCTTCTTACCCGCCTCGCTCTGATATAGGTCTGTTTCGTGTGTAAGTGTCAAGTAACCATCTTCGAAAGGAATAACTTGTCCACCACCGCGTTGGTCTTTGTCAAAGTAACCGTTTCCACCATGAAATACCGTTTCGCATGTCTTGTTAATAGGGTCGACCTTGACAACTTCAACAGGATTACACCACTTCAGATAGTGATAAGGTTGATCGATGATTGGCATCCAGTTCTTTTCACAGTATGAGTTGTCTGCGCCTGGTGCAGGAATACGGAAACGAGATACCTCCTTGATCGACTCACCAATGTCAATCTCTGAGAGTTCCATACGACCTTCGCCGTTTGGTTTTGTATCACGACGAACACCACTTAGATATAAGTTATCATTCCATCTAACGATACGAGCATCTTCAAGACCAATGAATTCCCAAACAGGTTTGATATCTAACTTAGATGTATCAACCTTCTGAACCCATGCAAGACTTAGATCGTTATTAAGACGACCAAAGTAATTGGTTGTAGTTAGTGTGATATCGTTTTCTGGATTGAAGTAAAGAAGAGGACCATACGGATGTTCGTGAATGTTCAACTCAGAATGATATAAGGTATACTGGCAATGCCTAATATTGACATACAGTATACCTTCATCATTGTAGATACTTGGATTGAACAGACCTGTTCCGTTAGTTAGTGCGGAATTTATGATAAGGGGTTTTACAGTACCACCAGCATCAATAGCGATCTTAGCGAAATGTGTCATGTCATACCTTCATGATAAAAGACTTCATTAGTATATAGTTATCGATCAGGAGTGGTCCATATAGTGGCTGTCCATTGTACATGTAAATTGCCACAGAATTGATAATTTGGATGGCCGTAGTGAGTGAAGTATATCTTGTTGTCATTATAATAAAAATCAGTCAACGTTGCACCTTGAAACTGATTATTATAATCACTTAAATCACCAGGAGTACCATTACGTGTTTTAACTATATTGACAACAATAGAATCGTTATCATAGTCTGTATCAAATCTAGGTCTCACATAATAAATATCACCAATTTCACTGAATCCGTTGGCACCATCAACATAAGCATGATAAGTTATTTTTGCACCTTTAAAGTTTGTAAATCCTAATTCAGCAGGATCAAACCATGGTTGAGTTGGTCTATAATCAAAACTGATATTGATAG